CGTCGGTCAAAGCGGTTGTGTCAACGGCCTCGCGGTTAGTGTTTAGTTCAAAGGCGTTGCACTGGCCAAGCATCCGAGGAATGGTGTTGGCAATTTTTACAGTGATCGGAATTTCAGTGACAATCGCAGCAAGCGCAATAGCATCACTGACATTGCCTTCTAAGGAAGCGGCAAAAGTGTTGTAAAGCCTGATGCCACCTAGTTCGTCAACGTGTATGTACCACTTACCCGAGCTTTGAACTGTCGCATCAAGCCAGCCAGCAGACGTGACGAACGCCAGCGTTGCTCCATTGGTTGACGTGATCTCAACCTGATCACCAGACACCAAAAAGCCGCTTTCAAAATCAAACGAAAAACGTTTGCGGCTGGCGTTTACATCAGACGGATTAACAACAGACGCCTTTTCACCTTGCGCCGATTTGCGCTTTAAGTAAACGTTGCCGTAGCTGCCGAGGTAAACGCTCATGACAAGGATGCAGCGGTTAGTGCGCCAGTGGCTTGGAAGCTGATCTGGGCACTGGTGATTTCACCAACCGATGCGCCAATCGTGGCGCTGGTGATGTAGGCGCTAAAGGTAATGTCGTTGTTGTCTGCACCGTCGGCAAGGCGCAGTGTCAACGTCACCACATCACTAGCGGCAACACCAGTCGTGCCAGCACTAATTACTTTGGCCAAAAAGTTGCCCGCATCAATGCTGCCGTTATCTGCTTTGTAGTACAACAGCGTGGCAGAGCCGCTAAAGCCTTGGATGCCTGGGGTGTAACTGCGTTGTGCGTCGCCGAGCGTGGTGGTTTCCAGCATTTCAACGTCAGCCTGAAATGACCAAGAGGTGACCTTGGCTTGCGTGGTGCCGGCAAACAAAAGGCTGCCGTCGCGTCCGGTGTAAATCTTGGCCATGGTTACAGTTTAGAGAACGCCGACAAGCTTGATCTGCACCGAGCTGATGCCGGGTCGGACGTTGCTTACCTGAGGTGGCTGGTCATAACGCCAGCTATTTGCGGTCGCAGCATCTAAAGCGTCCTTGTTTCCGCTCCAGCCACTCAGCGCACCAGTCGGCAAGGTGAACGTTGTGTAGCTGCCCTTGGTTTCGTCGTAGTGATCGAGGAACAGTTCGGCGTTGGTGTCAGTGATGTTGTCGTACTGCAGTTCCAGTGTCATGCCGGTGCGACGATTGCCGTAAAGGATGCGCGATTCGGATCCTGACTGGGAGCGAAATGTTTTGACCGGGTAATCGCCGGAGTTGTAATTACGACTGGTCGGGATCAGTGTTGGGTATGCCATGTTTAGCCCTCCGTGATGAAGCTACTGGGCCTCAGAATGTCTTGGGCCACAAGACTGTTGTAGGTACTGGTGGTTGAAAACTCTGTTGCCAAAATTTCTACCAAACCCTCTTCATCCAGCGTAAGTTGCTCAACCATGTAGGTGCTGCTGGATACAGTTGGATTGTTTAAGGTGAAGATGGTGTTAAACAATTCTGGCTGAACAGCTTTGCCATTTGCGACGCTTAACATTGCTGTTTGCAAATCGTCTCGAGTTGGCAGGTAGTACAAAACTTCGTAGTCGCCGTCCGCAAGTGTTGTCGCTGAAGTGATGTCACCATCGGTATCAATAACACCGTTATTTGCCGGCTGGTATGGGCTGGCTTCAGTCAACACACGGATGTAGTTACCAGGCGCCAGAGAGATTCCGTATGGCGTTGTTTTGAAGCGTACCGAATGTGTCGCGCGGCGGCGCAGGCTCATGAAATAACGCGCCACAAGGAAGGCGTGATCTCGTGAGGTGCAGAACTGCGTCAGATCAAAGCTTTCGATTGGGTGCAACTCGCTGCCTGGCTCAGCCCAACGTACTGAAAGCGTGGCCTCTTCGGGCAGCTGATTTTTCTTTTCCTTGCGGTAGCGGACGATCGATTGGAAATCCTTGCGCTCTTCTGTCTGCAGGTAATCGACGGTGAAAGTACCTTCAATAATGTTGCCGGAAGTAAACAATGCAGAAATCTGCACCGGCGTATCGACAATCGCACCAGCCGTGTTGTGCGGTACAGCCGGTACCAAGCTGAACTTGCCATTGCTGATCACAAACGAGCACAGGAAATACGGCGCTGTATCGGCAATGAACTGCCGCAGGTTTACCGGCGAATCAAGCGCACCGTCGAAGAACAATTTGTTTTGTTCAAGAAATGTTGCAGTCCGAGCAAGATCGGCGGTTTCAATCAGATCAGAGCTGATTACCCCACCGGCACCAGCCGTTTTATCCGTCAGTAAGTAGTAAACCAAGTCGGTGAACTTGTTGCTGGGTCCGATTGTTCCTGTTTCAGCCGGGAGGAAACGCTGCACTTCGATGCCGTTTGCAAGCCAGCAACGCATTTGATCGATTGCTGTAAAAGTGCGACTGGCTTTCAAGGTCAATCCTGCGAGGCTTAATTTTTCGTACAAAGGCAAGGTTTCATTTGCAACGCTTTCGGACACGTAAACGACCTCATGCTCTGGGGCGCTTTCGTTGGATTTGGAAAGCAGCGATCCGTAGAAACTTAAGTCTGCAACTTGTGTTCCTTCCTCAAAAGCCCGCTCAAACGAACCCAGACTGGTTGTAGTGACATTTACAACGTCTAGTGCTTGAAGTCGTGCGCCAACTCTTGCGCTTCTTTGATAAAAAGGATTTGCAGAACTAACGGCAACTTCAATGTTTGTCCATTCGCCAGGGCTCCAATCACCAGCGGAGTTTTCTTGATCAACTGTAAAATGCAAATAATCCCAGGCTTTTGTTTGACCAGGGAAGTATATAAGGTTGTCTTGAGAACGAATGCCAACAGTACCGTCTACTGTAATCGTCAAAGGATTGCCGCCTTCAGATGTGCCAGTGAGAGTTGCGTAGCGCACTGTGCCAACAGCATAATCTTGCTGATTTCCAAGCACTTCATATTCAAATGCCGACTGAATTCCTCTCGGGACAACAGATGCACCAGTGGAAGCCGTAACCTCTATTTTAAAACCAGCGCTGGTAAGTGCTAGAAAATTTCTTGGGTTTGCAGCGCTAATTGGGATTTCAATGTCAATTTCTTGCCCAACGTTAAAACCTTCTGTGCTTGAAATTACGTCTATTTTTTCGATAGACCATCCCTTGAACGTTGGGAAATTGGGATCTGTGGCTGGATAGACGTAATCAACAATGCCGTAGGCACGGATTGTGATGATTCTTCCATCGCCATAGCTGTAAGTCTTGTCATAAGTGGCGGTTAAGCCTAATTGGCTCGATTGGCCAAACATTTCGTAAAGTGTTGGCGCCGATCTGCCGTTTTCAATGCCCAAAGGCAGCCAAGACTTGAACGCTACGGCAGTTGCTTTAGAGCCTGGACCTTCATTGTCAGGAATAAAGTTTGTAATTGTTACAGCAGTCGGCGCTGTATTCGTAATTGATCCGCCAGCCTCAATGGCGCCAGCGATCATTTGCCTGTTATATAAAATATCTCCTGTGCGTTTGTAGTAACCGGTTGTCTGACACGTAAACGCACCGTATGCCGTTTGGTACGCATTGGCGATAACCTGATCTGATTTTGCGTCTAAGACAACAAGTAGATAATCTTCTGAAATCCTTTGCGCTACATCTGCCCCTGGATTGGGAACAATCCGATATTCGTATTGGCGTTGTTCGGGATGGATAAATTGCAGGTAATTAAATTGATCTTGTGGGGTTTGCCCGCGCACCGCAAACGTTTGCCCTAGCGGTTGCCATGCGTATTCGTTGCCGTTTTCATCGGTACCCGCAGGACGTAGCAATACTGCAAAGACGCTCGTGCGGTACATGTAGATATTCATCGTGCCGCTTTGAAGCGACACATAATTAGCCTCAGCCCGTTTTAGTTGTTCAGGACCGGGGACGCTGCGGAAGTTGCACAGGCCATTACTTTTTTGCCAGACCTGACTGCGGATACCTATCTCTGTGGCATCGCAAGCACGAGTGTTTCGTACAACAGCAATGGCAACGCGCAGCAATGGATAAAAGTTTGCGCCAGCGCTAAGACCTAAGCCGTTGTTGGCGTCTGTGGCGCCGTTGTCGTCGTTGCGGATTCCACGAACAACCATATCTTCGTTGACAAGCCCAATGGAGGCATTTTCAACACCGCCACCAAAAATTTCAGTGCAACGAAGGCTGATTTCTTGCCTTTGCGTGCCGTCATAAATTGGCAAAGCGCGACCTGTCACAACCCAAACGGTGCGACCGATCATCACCGTTTCGCCAATCTGCAGCATGTCATCAGCTGCCTCTTGACCGTCAAGCACATCCTGATTGATGTCATCAACCTGAGTGCTTCGTGTTGCTTTGAAATAGTAACGATCGCGAGGGATTTTGCCCGGGACAATACTGAACGTGGCAATATCATTTACGGCAACAGCCCTCACTTCAGTACGAGCATTGGCGCCAACACCGTTCACGGCTGTAATGCCCATGCGGCGGCCGTAGTTGCGCCCCACGCCTTTCTGGCCTTCCTTGATAATTTGAACCCAGCGAGGGTCGTCCGTTGTGTCTGATGTTGGCGTGATGCCGTAATCGCCCGCAATCTTGATGCGCTCCATGAGAAGAGCGCGGCCAGGATCATTTTCGGAGCTGTCAATTGCCTCACCGTCACGGCGAGGAATAGAAACTACTTTCCAATTGACGCGGTAATTGCTGGCGTTGGCAATTGCTGAATAGGCGCCAAATTGTGTGCTGCTGCTTGGTGTGTACGCCTGACAGAAACCAGTGTCGCGACCGGAATTCCGCGTTGGGCAAAGGTAGATATCGTCGGATGTTTCAATATCACCAGCGAACAGTCTTCCTCTTGTGCCGTAACGCAAGTTTCCAGCCACCATCCGGTAAAGCTGGTTTGTATTGCGCTTCCAGTAAAAAGCGAAGTTGTGGTCGTAGACGCTATCTAGCGGTGTGGTGCCGAGGAAAATGCCGTTCAGATCGGGTACAGGTAAGCCATCACCGAGGCCCTGTTCGCCGACAACCATCAGCAGTTTGATGGCTTGCTGGGAGCCAAGACTGAACGCACGAGACCACACCAGTCGTGGTGCAACCAGCATCCCGCCTGTGGTGCCTGTGTATTTGCCGAAGACGATGGGAATGGGGCTGCCGTAATCGGCCAGATCCGCGATTGAATCAAAGCCGCTGGTGGCAACGAAACGATCACCCCCACGGCGGCTGCGTAGTTGGCGTTGACGTAATTCAGCTACTTCTGATGGCGCCTTTGGTTTTGGCGTTAGTAAATAACTAACTGCACTAAGTGCTACACCAATCGCAAGGCTGGTGACAATTGCTGTGGTCGTGGCCGCTTTGGTTGCAGCAGCGCCAGTAGCTGCGAGATAACCTGCGGCGGCTAATGGAGCAATTGCCTGAATATCTGGAATGTTGTCGTAAGCCGCAGGGCGCACAGCCCCACGCAGCATTGCTTCAAATACAAACTTCTGATATTCCTCTTCGCTGCAACCCAGTGCATCAATTAGCTGCCTTTCATACGGAAGCAGCGGTAACTTTTTAACTGGTGAATAGCGCACCAGGCTACCTTGCCCTGTTCCGTGTTGATGTAGAGGGCGCCCTGCAGCCATACGACGGCAAATGCCCAAGGATCCTGGGCTACTAACAACACATCCCCATCGTACTCAGCCCGGTCAACTCTTCTGCCCCATCGCAGTAAATCACGGGCAATCACACGCGCTGATGCGTCATACCAGTCATCACGGAAATCTGGAACCGGCATTCCGAGGCGCTCCAGCACTGTGTACACAAGGTGGATGCAGTCGATCTCGCCGTTGCTGCCGTCCGCGCCAAGGCGGTATTTCAACCCGACCAGATCAGCGCAGTCGCACATTGGCAGACGTTGGGATATTGCCGATCAAGCCTTGCGTCAACCGGCGTAGCGGGACATCAGCCCCAACGGCATCGAGGATTGTGTTGAGGTTGAGCGTCAGGCTGGTTTCATCCCATTGCCCAGCGGCAATCTGCCCGTTGTACTGGTGCATCAAGATGCCGGTGGTGCGGTCGTCTGGGTTGAGCGCCATCACGTACACACGCGCCAGCCAGCGTTCTGTAATGGCAGGCAATGCCCAGGCGCGACTTAACTCGTTGTTGGGAAAGACGAGGCTGGCCTCGGTGTTGTCGCCGCTGCGGTTGACGCTGACGCCACTAAACCCGAAGGGCAGGAAGGCGTAACTGCCGCCGTCGTAAGCCGCGTTGGCGCCAATAAAAAAGTTCTGGAAGTAGTAGTTCGTAGTGTCGTCCGGCTTTTTCAGCCGCAGGTAGTTGCCGAGTGCAATGTCCACTAAATTCCCACCCGCCTTCTGGCACTAGGAGATTGTTGTAGCCGGCGTAGTGCCAGCTGCTGGCCGCGTTCTGCACCTTGGCTGGCGGCTTGACGCATACCAGCTTGGAACTGATCGGCGGTTACGTAATCCACGGAGTTGATGCGCTCCACGGTGTAGCGAACGTCGATGGGTGCTGCTGTCATTGTGGCCCCCATGGTGGCGCTATCGCCAGAACCGGACGGGATGACGCCGGAACCACGAACGCCGGCAGAGTAACGACTCATGGCGCCACGCATCTTGCTGGCGGGGATGACGTATTCCGGTTCGCCGCCTTCGCCGATCAAAGCGTGGGTGGGACCGGTAACAAAACCACCCTCAGCAAAAGCGCCAGTCGGAAAGAGTTTGCCAGCAGATAATCCGGAACCACTAAAACCTAGACCGGATTGGTCCACCCCAAAACCACCAAGTCCAGCAAACAATCTCGCTGCACCAATAGCAATGTATTGACCAATTGCTTGCGTTGCATAATCAATCAAGGCGTCGCCAATTTTGCCAAAGAAATCAGCAATTGCTTGTTGTGCCGTCTTGGCGCCAGTAACAACATCTTTAAAGCTACTTGAAAAAGCGTCGCCAATTGCAGTCGCAGCGACTTTGATTTGATTGGCTGGTTCTAGAAAGTCTTGCAGCCCTTGCCGCATTTCTTCGATCATGCTGGCGACAGGACCGCCACCGGACACTCCAAATTCAGTTGCTTCTAAAGCTGTCTTGAATAACTTTTCCGCTTCCTCTGCTTGTTTTTTAAGCGCCTCGGTTTGCAGGTCAATTAACTCAAGCCTTTGGATCTCGGCGTTTAATTGCTTTAAATTTGTCTGTTGCTCGGCATTTTTTAATTCGCCAATTTGCTTGGCGCGATCCTCGTAATCAAATTGAATCTGGAGGCGCTTTCGCTCGATTTCAGAAGATTCAAATAGTAATACGGCTTGACGCCCAAACTGAGTGCCAAGTTGATCGCCAATTTCAAGAGAACGTTTTAATTCTTCGGCTAAGCGCTTTGCCTCTCGCTCGGCATCAGACAATCCCTTTTTGCTATCTCCACCGGCCTTGCCACGAGGCGCAAGCAATGGCGGCAATCCCGCACCGGAACCCATTGTTGGCGCTCTTCCGGCTGCGCCCGCGCCCATCTCGGAGGCGACCAAAGATTTGGTTAGCCGTTGGCGGTATTGCTGAACCTCTTGGTCAAACGGGTTGGCATAACGCAGGGCTCCAAAACGTGTTCTTGTGCGTCTGTTCGCTTCTTCGTAAGCTCTAGCCTCTGCACCAATACGCGCCGCACTATTTAATCTTTCAAGGAGTGCGTTGACGCCATCGATCAAAAATTTAAATACCGGCTCAAAAAAAGTGCCAATGTTTTGGGCAAGACGCTGAAAAGAATCTTGCAATGTGCTCAGCTTGCCGTTCAGCGTGTCGCTTTGCGCGATTGCGCCATCTGCATATTTACCACCCGCATCCGTTAATTTAATAATTGCAGTTTCAACCGCCTCCGCGCTAATGCGTCCTTTTTCAAGTGCGTCTTGAAACTCTTGCCCGCTCAGTTTGTACTCTTCTTTGAGAACTTTTTGAAGGGCAACACCGCGCTCTTGAAATTGCAGTAGTTCTTCACCCTGCAATCTTCCTTTGGCTTGAACTTGGCCGTAAGCAGTAACAAGACCCTGCAGTTCAGCTCCAGTGGCGCCACTTACATCAGCAAGACGCCGCGTAGTGTCTACAACCTTGTTTGTCTCAACCCCAAAGGCTTGAAGGCGCTTGGCCGCATCAATTAACTCGGAGCTGGTGAACGGTGTTGCAGCGCCAAGGTCCTGAAGCTCTTTAACAATTTGCGTCGCTTTTTGAACGCTGCCGGTTAATACCTCAAGACTGCGCGTTTGAGTTTGAATTTCAGCAGCCTGAACAAATACAAAGCGAACTGCTTGAGCGGCCGCAAATGCACCAACAAGTTTCCCAACTGCTGAATTAAGCCCGCCAAACGCCCTTTCAGTTTGCTGCGCCTGATTCTGAACCTCACGCAGCTTTTGCGTAGCGCCACGGCTATCAACATTGATGGCAACGTTGGCGACGACAGACACGGCTAAGCCCTTGCGTTAAAGCCAGTCTACCGGCGTCGTTTCATGCGGCGCTCTTGTTCTTCGTTTGTCAAATCAAAATAAGCAGACCATATCATTAGCTCCTCCATCGTCACCTCCGCATTGAGCCGAGCCAAGCTATAGCCAAGTTCGCGCGCCACACCAAGCTGCAGCAATAGCAGGTTATCTTTCTTTAGCTCAGCCTTTACCGCTTTTCATGTCGGTATCTTTCTGCTCTTCAGGGTTGGTGATAATGGCGAGCATCATGGCTTGAAGATCGGAATCAAGCACGTCGTTTTTAAGCTCAGCGATTTCACCGACCTGAAAAAGACGCTGCCCTGCCTCGTCCGTTGCTTTCGTAACCAGTAGGTTTAACGCAAAACCATTGGCATCGTCACCGCCTGGCATTTTCTGCGCCCGCTCACGCTCAGCCATCGTCAAGGCACTTGCGTAAAACTCAAACGTACTGCCATCGTTCAGCGTCACAACGCGCTTGATGGGCGTCAGGTTTGCAGCCTTTTTCAGCCGAGCAAGAGCAGACGAAACAGGCGCAGGCATAAAACGGGTTCTTTGTTATCACTTTAGACATAAAAAAGCCCCCAGTGCAACCTGAGGGCTCAGCCTTGGTAACCTCAGCTTAGACAGTGGTGCTGAAGTCAAAGGTTGGCACGCCGGTGGGACGGAATGCAATCTCAACCTGCTGCGCATCGTCAGGGTTGATGTTCAGGCTGGCGCTGATCAGCACGGCATCCATAGAGATGCTACGGCTCAGGGCCTCAGTGCTTTGAAGATCGGTGTACAGCTTAAAGGCGCAACCAACCTGTTGACGCTGCAGCACGTCTTCAACCATACGGTTGGACAGAGCAGCATCTTCGTTGGTTACATAAACCGTGGCGGTGCCGTTGCCATCAGCAAAACCAGGGATATACGCGCGGAAAGGCGCATATTGGCCGGCGGTTTGACCGATGGTGGTCACATCGATTTCAGCACGGCTGATTTCAAAGGACCAGGATTGCACCTGACCGACAGCAGCGTAATCCGCGTAATACACCTCGAACTCGTTGGGTGCGGCCAAGGTGCCGTCATCAGTGATGGCAAGAATGGTGCCACCAGCAGACGTGGAAACAGTCAGAGCACCAGTTGCTGCGGTGTAGCTCAGCACGTAATACGTGGTGGCCGAAGAAATAGGAGCAGGCAGGGTGCCGGTGCCAGAGCCACCAGTTTGGCTATTGATAATACGGAACTTGACGGGATCGCCAGCCTTGAAATTCAGGTAAGGCTGAACAGTAATCGTGTCAGTGCCAGCATTTACGGCAGTTTCACCGAATGTACCGGTGGTGCCAGCGGGCTTGTAATAAAGGGCGCCGGACGTACCGGACAGAACAGTGACAGCCATTGTTGTATGCGGTATTGGCTGTTATGAGTCTAGCTTTGCTCGTAAGCCTCAAAAGTTATCGCCACC